GCCGGATTGGACCTTCTTCAAGCCATCGCTCATGATCCGATCCCCAATGCCGCGAAGTTGCCGTCTTCATAGACCTTCTCGACGTAGGCCGCGATGGGTTGCTTGACCAGCGTGTTGCTGCCAGTGTCTTCCGCGTCGGCGTAGCGCACCCACAGGTACTCCCAACCCTTCTTGGCGATACCAGAGATCGGCCCCACGGTGATGCCCGTGCGGTTGGGCGAACCGGCGAAGCGGAAGGTGATCTCCCAATCGTCATCGGGGCCAGTGCCGCGCCGCGAACCGGACGCGCCCAGGAACAGGCATTCACCGGCAGCCAGGCCACGGAACGAACCGCTGTTCACCTTGCCGGTGAGTTGGAAGAGCGTGCCCTTGTAGGCCGTGGTGACTGTCGCTGCGGACAGGTAGTGCGTCTCGGAGAAGTTGTAGACCGGTACGGTAATGTCCACGCCCTCGACGTTGTCGTGCGTGACGCCGATCGCGCCCTTGAAGTCGGGGGCGGTGCCGGAAGCAGCGTACCGGCCGATCGTGGACAGAGACTGCGTGATGTGCTGCGTACCGCCGCCGGTGTCGAAGCTGAATGACGAATCGCCGGTCTCCGGCGGCTCCTGGTACTCGAAGGGCGCGTAGTTGACCGTGCCGGTCCAGATGCACTTGTCGGGGTTGGTGGTGTCGACGTGGACCGGCTCGACCGTCACCGGTTGGCGCTTCATGTTGTGCAGCACCGTCGGCGCGGTCGCCTTGAGCGAGGCGATGGCCGCCGCTTCATCGGCCGTGCCGCTGATCGTGTAGAGCAACTCCGCCGACTGGGTTTCGGTGATCTGGCGTGAGTCGATGTTCTCGGTGCAGACGATCGGCATCCGTGCCTCTCCTGATTCCGGGGGTCAAGCGAACGTCAGGCCGCCGGTCTGCGCGGCCTGGACGAGCTTCTTGGTGTTCTTGGCAGTCTCTTCACTGGCCTTGGCCGTGCGATCGGCGGCATCACCGGCGGCCAGGCCCTGCACGGCGGCGGCATTGAACGTGCCCTTGACGCCGATCTTCGCCGCTTCCTGTTGCACCAGATCCCCGATGTCACCCAATCCGGCCAGGGCGTCGCGGGCCTTGTTGATGATGTCATCTGGACCTTCCAGCCCATCGGGGCCGCCCTCGGCTTCCTTTGCCTCGCGCTTCTTGCGGGCCTCATCGATGGCGTCGCGCCATTCCTGCCGGGCCTTGGCCAGGTCCGCCTCGTTCTCGGCCATCCGCTGGGCGTACTCGGTGTCCAGCGCCCGATGCTTCTCCATGTTCTCGCGGCCGATCTCACCCAACGTCGCCTCGTGGATCGCGGCCGCGCGTCGGCGCTCGGACTCCCGCTCCGCTTCACGCTGGGCGGTCTTGCGCTTCTGCTCATCCTCGATGCGGGCGATGGCGGCTTGCTTCTGCTCCTCGACGAGTTTGTTCTCGGCTTCCAGATCGACCGAATCGTCGAACAGCGACTTGATCCAGTTCCACGCCTTCTGCGCTCCGGCTTTGATGTTCTCCCAGGTCTTGGCGAAGAAGCTGGTGAAGCCGGTCCAGAGCTTCGAGAAGAAAGCCGTGGTCTCGATCCAGCCGACCTCCAGGGCGTGCCAGACGATCTCCGCGACGGCCAGCAGGCCGTGCCAGGCGTCATAGCCGATCTTGATGAAGAAGTTGCGGAAGTTCAGCCACGCCTTTTCGAGGAAGTTCACCCCGCGCGTCCACTCCATCTTGACCGTGAGCCACAGAACCTTCACCGCCAAACCGATGTCGCCCGCCGCCAGCGCGTCGGCGATGCCCTGGTAGGCGGAGAGCGCGTCTTCCTTGAGCACATTGAATCGCCCACCCAGCCACGCGAGCGCCTTACCGCCCGCGCCCGTCGCGTAGATCAAATACCCGGCCAGCGCCGCGACGGCCGCGATGACCAGGCCGATGGGCGAGACCAGGAACGCAATCACCGCGCCCAACACCTGCAGCACGGCAACCACGGTGGTGATGACGGTGATCAAGCCGCCAAGGATCGTGCCCAACGCGGAGATGATCGTTCCCAGAACCGCGATGGCCACGCCGACGGCGATGACGCCGACCACGACCTTGAGCACGGTGACAATGACTTGCTGGTTCTGCTGCACCCACGCCGAGATGCGCACGCCCAGGTTGGTGATCGTGTCGGCGACCTGCTGCAGCACCGGGGCCAGCGCCGCACCGACGTGAAAGATGCCCATCTTGACCACCTTCCACAGACGGTCGAGGGCATCGGTGAAGTCCTCGGCGGCCTTGGCGTCCTCGGCGGACATGGTCAGCCCCAGTCGCCGCGCTTCGGCCTGCAGAATCTCGATGCCCTTGGCCCCGCTGGCGAACATCGGCAGCAGGTTCGTGCCGGTGCGACCGAACAGGCTCATTGCGATTGCCGCTTTGCGGGTGGGGTCTTCCACCTGCGAAATGCGGTCGGCCAGCAGCTTGAACTGCTGCTCGGGGGAGAGTCCTTTGAAGTCGGCGGCGGTCAGGTTCAGATCAGCCAGCGCATCGACCGCCGTGGACAGGCCGCGCTCGGCGTCGTAGATGCTCCGCTGCATCTTGCGGAAGCCCATCTCCAGCGACTCGAACTCCGTGCCGGTCTGACTGGCGACGAACTGAAGCTCGCTGAGCGTCTCCACGCTCACGCCCGTCCGCTTGGCCATCTTGGCGACCTGGTCCCCGTATCCGCTGAACAGTTTGGCCGACGCCACGAGCGGCGCGAGCATGGCCGTTCCCAGACCGGCGAGTTTCAGGCCGAAGTTGCGGACCGAATCACCGAAGGCCTTGAGCTTCTTCTCGGCACGGCGCAGCCCGCGCACGAGCTTGCTGTCGTCGGCGAACAGCTCGACGAACGCTCGACCGGCTCGGATTCCCTGCGCGTTGGCCACGTGCGTTACTCCTGGTCATCCACGGGCAAGGCGTACCAGCCCTCGGGCAGGTCCATCTTGCCAGCGACGGGTGTGCCGTCGGCATCCTTGACCCAGACCTTCACGTCCTGGACGGTTTCGCGCAGGCGCACGGGCGTGCCGTGCGGGACATAGATCGTCCGCGTGAACGGCGATCCGCCGCCGCAGCCGGTCAGAACGAGGATGGGCAGGAGGAACGGGATCAGGTGCTTGAGGAGTTTCATGGCTGGCTCCAGTGCTTGCGGACCTTGGCCCGCAACTTGTCCTTGGTCTGCTGGTCCGGGTTGCCGTCTTCCGCCGTGGGCCGCGACTTCTTGGCGACCCACGGCAGAAGGGCTTGGAAGAACGCCGTCAGCACAGCGATCAACCAACTCATCACGCCGCCTCCTTCTTGCTCTCCAGCCCGCCGAAGCGGTCCAGTTCGTTGTGCTTGATCTGGATGCCTTGCTTGATCTGCTCGACCAGCGCGTCGGAGGGCTGCTTGCCGTTGTTGGCCTCGGCGTAGGCGTTCAATACGAACCGCAGGGCCGCGTCGAGTTTGGCCAGGCCCCTGTTGGGCGTGTCGTCGGCGATCTGCTTCTCGGCCAGCTTGATGCCGGTGATGATGCTGCCCTCCCAGGCCTTCCACTTCTCCTGGAGCGGGTTGAACTTGCTGGCCAGGAAGATGAAGAAGCCGACCATCGCCGCCCAGATGACTGCGAAGCCGATGCTCGAGTTGAAGAAGCTCCAGATTCCGTTGAGGATTGCGCTACCGTCCATGTTCGTTGCCTTTCTGGGCCTCAAGGGCCTCTCTGAGGATTGCGAGTGACTGCTTGTCGGCGACCCGCGCGGATCGCCGGTCTGCCCTAGCGTAAGGATCGAAGTCCGACGGCTTGAAGGGGCGGCCCTTCTTCGGGTCGCGGTTGGCGTTGGCGATCAGGGTGCAGATCAGCGATGTATGCGCCCACCGCTCGCGGCCCAACCCTTCGGCCATCCACAGCAGCTGCCGCAGCGTCAGCGGGCCGGGGTCGACGCCGATGGACCCGGCGATGCGCCAGACATCGCCCCACGGATCGTCGCGTCGATGTCCAGCGCGTCGATTCGCGTCTCCACCGCCGTCACCGCCGCGTCGATCATGGCCATCTGCTTGGCGACCGCCTTGGCCCGGTCGTTGCGGCCGCGCGACCGGAAAAAACCGATCAGTTCCTCGTAGAAGGCCTTCTGCGCCGCCAGCAGCGTCTGCCCGTCGAAACCGGCCCGCACGTCGTCGTCGGTGACCTTGTGCGTCTCGAACTGCCCCTCGAGCATGGCGCAGAGCACCTCGCCCAGGAGCATCTCGTCGGTGCCGAGCCGCGTCAGCAGCGGCGGATCGCCCGCCTCGGGTTGGAGCAGATCGATGTCGAGCTTCGCCTTGACTTTCATGGCCGTGCCGAGGGTCAAGGTGAGCGTCCAGGTCCGTCCGGCTGCATCAGTGAACGTCTTCATCAGGCCACCTCCACCCAGGAATCGAACACGGCGAGCTTGGCGGTCACGCTGACCGTCACACCCTCTTCCAGCGGCTCGTTGCGGCTGAAGTTCGTGATGCTGAAGTCGCCCAGCGGCCCCTCGGTGCCCGAGGCGGTGCGGTCGCCGGTCAGCACGGCCAGACGGATCGTGCCCGACGAGAGGAACGCGGTCTTCACCGCGTCGAACCCGGCGTC